AATATAAAGTTTCCATCTTCATCCATATCTACTTCAAATCCTAAGTTTTTAATTTGTGTAGCCATGTTAATTTCAATTTCTCTCTTTCTTAATTCAGCCACATTATCTTCTTCTTCGGAACGGAGTAATGTAAGTTTCCAATCTGTAATACCAAATTCACCTACTAAATACGGGAATAAGTATAAGTTATATACATTTTGAGCCATTTCTACACTTCTATTAGTTACAAGTATTTGCATACCTTCATTATTTAATCCACCGCTTGTTGATGAATCAGCCATAAAGATATTACTTACACCATAGAATGCTGAAATTCTAGTTCTCAAATCTTCTTTAACATTGATGTAATCCATTTCTTTTAATGTATTCATAAACTGAATCCACTCAACAGAACCTTTCTGTCCTCCTTCAGTTTCAATACCCATAATAGGAATATAATGTGGGTCTTTCTCCAACTTTTCTTTTACACCTTTCCAATACTTAACAAGTGATTCCATGTTATTTGTTTGTACTGCAAGAATACCTCTTGGTGTTCTAGCCTTTGTATAAGATGTATTAATGTATGTTTCCATAGCAGTTAAAGTAGTAATATGACTCCATAATGTTAGAATAGGAGGGAAGCCATATAATCTACTTGGATTATATTTACTAATATGAATAACTTCTCCTTTAATGAAATATTGGTCCTCTCCATGCACTCTATTAATATAATGAACAGGGTACAATTTACTACCTGATGTTGGACAAGTTCCAGGTGTATCACTATACACACTTCTATCTGTTAAAGAAGTATAATGTGCTTTACCTTTATCTCCTTCTTCGTCTACATCAATATACATAGTTAATGGGTCGCCTCTATAAATTTCTTTAATTCTGTGCATAGCCATATTACCTTCTTCATCTAAGTAATATTCTTTAACTAAAATTAAATAAGCATCGTCAGCAATATTTAAATCAGTTTCTAATTCCTTTAATACATCAATAAATCTTTGTTCTGATTGATTTACATATCCGTCAAAGAAATTATCAGCATAATGTTTTTGTTGCATAGATGGTTTTCTAAAACTTTTACTACCACAATTAGCACATTCTTCTACTTCTTTTTCATATTCAGTACCACAATTATTACACTTCTTTACAAAAGCCTTCTCCCAAATATACCCTCTTCTAAATATTTCAGTCTTTAATTGTGTAATACAAGTTCTAACAACGGTAGATGAATTGGCTACATGGTATAATACAGGTCCAATTACATGTTGTGCGTGACGCTTTTCTTGTATACCTAAATTATAAATATCTTTATCATGCGGTGTAGGAGTTTTTCTCCTAATAAATTTTCCTAAATAATCTCTTAATCCCATTATACTACACCACTTTCTATTTCATCCATCAAAGTCATTTTACAATTATCGTGATATTTAACTACTACTTCAGGGTCAATACCATATTTTTCAAATTCTGTTGGGTTTCTAGCATCTTTCCAATTTTCATATTTCATTAATTTAAAAATTTCTTGAAGTCTAGGTTTTGCCCAATCAGCCTTCTTGTGTTGTTGTTTGATTCTTATAGCCTCTAATAATAGTTTCCCTTGTGCTTTCTTCATTCTTAGGTGAGGCATACACTTATCTAAGATACTTCCTATATCTCCTTGACTGTAAAAATTAAGTCTATGTTGACTTCTATTATTCTCTCCTACCTTTTGGTCTAAATGTAATCTACCACATTTTAGTTCCCCTTCAAGTTCCTGAAAGAATGCTTTACCTCTATTACCTGTTGCAATCATACCTATTCTTGGTGCATAATTAGAATCCATTGTAATGTAGCCATCAGAATCAATAAAACCAGCAACATAGGAATAAAGGTCTTTCTTAATTAAATCTTTTACTAAATAATATTGATTATCAATCTTAGTAGCCTGAGCCTTCTTTAACATTTTAGAAATTGATTGAGGAGTAGATATTTTATTATATCCTTCAGGTAATCTAGCATGTACTTCATTAGATGTTAAACCTGGACTTTTACAAATAATATCTACTACATGTGATTCAATAATTTCTTTCTTAGATTTTCTAATTGCTTGGTGTGGAATATTTTTAATTATCTGTCTTATTTCTTTTTTACAGTCTTTAATAATATTATTATGATTAGTATATTCAGTACCATAACTTAGTTCTGATTTTTCTAATTCACTTTCCCACATCTTACATAGTAATTCTACAATTTGTTCTCTTTGTTCACCATCTTTAATTGAATGTAATTTTTGTATTTTAGATACATTAAGAGTCATAGATTTTAATGGAGATTGATATGGTTTTAACCAATATACTGAATCTATACATTTTTGTACATAGTGTTCATATGCTGTAATTAAGTGGTCAATACCTTTTGTTAATTTTAATTTAGATTCTCCCTTAAATTTTCTTCTCATATCTCTAAGTTCTTTAACAATATCAGGAATATTTTTATCTACAATAATAGGTTCAATAGGGAATGTTTGAATATAATCCGTTGCTTCAGTTAAATTAATATTCATATTTTTAGAAATGTCTTTTAAAATATCTATTTCATTTCCATATTGGTTTGATAACCATGAATTAAATTCTTTTTTGAATTGTTCAGCAAGTTTTTCTTTAGGTTCTTTTTCCTGTTCTTCTAAAACTTTCTTTTGGTCTTGAATTCTTTTAACTTCTTGAAGATTTTCTTCTACTTCTTCAATATTAATATCAGCCTTAATTAATACCATAAATTCCACCTCCTATGTTTTGGGGAGTAGGTGAGGGGTTAAAAAGACTACTACCATCAATATCTATAAAAGTATCAGAAAATTGTTTTGTAGCATAGTTAGCCAACGCTAATGCAATAACTATATAGTCATGTGCGCCTACACCCTCAATTTTACCATTAGCATTAATACCAAAAGCACCTAATTCTTGTTCAATTAACTGTGTTACTCCTCTTGATGTTTCGTCTTTCATAGGTAATACTAACTTATGGTTATCAATATTCATTTGTAGATTAAGTATAATTTCTTCTTTCTTTTTTCTACTCATAGTAAATTCTCTAACAGGGAAATCTGAAATATTTTTAAGTTCCATAGCAAATGCTTTAGCAAATGTATTAGTTTCAATCATTACTATTTCAGGTCTATATCTTCTACATAACTCCATAATATGTTGTATATGTTCTCTAAAATCTAGACCCTTTGCTCTAAACATATGAACAACTTGTTTATTCATATCATCATCTACTTCAATAACCATCATTACTGTATAGTCGCCATTTGCTGATATAGCAGGGTCATAACCAATATAATATCTATACCCTTCTCTTGCTGAAGCATGTAATCTAGCATCTCTATTTTTACACTCATTAATATGGTTAGGGTCAAATAACATTGTATTTGTGCTAATCGGAATACAAAGGTATTCTCTTGTAAACTTCATAGAACCTATTTCCATTTTTCTTTCTTCTAATTTTTCTAAGTTCCATCTATTACCCCAAAGTGCTGAACCATCTTGTTTAATTGCTGGATAGCGTTGAACATTATATGCTGGATTTTCTTCTAACTGTGCAAATATATCTGTATATGTAAATGGTGTACCTACCATTCTAAGTGCTGCTGTATGGTGAAGTGTAGGAATCATATCTCCCCAAAACCAATCTGTAACTCTTTGAATACCCGTCATACTAAACTCTTTCAAAGGGTCGTCAATAATAATTTCTTGAGGGTGTAGTCCTCTAATCTGTGAACCAACTGAACGCTCTAATATTTCATTACCATTAGTTAAACGCATAGCCCCTACTGCCCAACCGCCTCTAGGTTTAAACTTCTTTAACTGTGGTATATTAGTAAACATTCTATCTATATCTTTCATGTGTACCATTGTTTGTTTATGGTTAGATGAAATGTATAACATTTGATATGGTGGTTCTTGAAAACATAATTGATAAACACACCATGAATGAAAGAAAACAGATTTTCCGTGGTCACGACTACAAATAATAACTGTTCTATCTGTACTTTGTGTAAAGTCTAACCACTCTTGATGAAAATCAGCCAATTCATAACCTAATACTTTTTCAAAAAAATATTTAAAATTT